ATGCACATAGAATACATTACTTACCAGCAAACACAGCAAACACGGAGGAACCATTCGATGACATGCAAGACTATGAAGACGATCCCATCGTCTGATATCTATACGTATGAGAAACAAGCATTAGATTCTCTACCAACAGATCACCCAAACTACGAAGAGATAAAAGAATTATTAATTAACCAAATTAATGATGACTTAAAAACAAATGCCAACTCCTGCCCAAATTGAAGAGCAAGTTAAACTTGAACGAGACCAAATAGCTCAAGGACTCAAGCGATTACGCAAAAACACAAGACAACTAGAGGAAAAAAGTTATGGTTCAGCTACTATTTATGGTATCACTTCTATTGATGAGTTACTACCTAAAGTAAGAGATCAAATAAAAGAAACTACCAATAGATTACATAAAGGACAAGCAGGTAAATCATTTAAAGAGATACATCAATACCTAGCTGACCTTGAACCACTAGCTGCTGCTGCTATAGCATGTAAGCTAACTTTTGATAAAGTATTTAGTATTAAAGAAGGTAGTAACCAATTAGTCACAGTCAGCGAAGCGATTGGCCAAGCTATAGAAAGTGAATGTCAAATGAGACATTATGAATCTAAAGCACCTGCCTTATTACATACATTAAAGGAAAACTACTGGCATAGGTCATGTGGTACTCATCAAAAGGTAGTAATTATACAAACTCTCATGAACAGGTACGGTATTCAACACTGGACAGCATGGGGTGCAGGTAATAGAGTTAAACTTGGTGCTTGGTTATTAGATTGTATTATGAGTACAAGTGGCTGGTTTTATAAAGATATGCGTCAACAAGGACGTAAACGAGTCAACTACATAGTACCAACACCTGAATTCATAGCTATCAAAGATCAAGTTATGAAGGATAGTGAACTATTTGCTCCCTTAGCATGGCCGATGCTAATTGAACCTAATGATTGGGGTGAAAAGCATGGTGGTTACTTACTTAACGAGGTCATGAAAGGTCATGAGATGGTTAGGCGTGGTAAGCAGGGGTCTATACAGGGAGAAAAACCTATAGACTTTTTGAACAAGATTCAGAAGGTAGGTTATCGACTCAACCCGTTCATTGTAAACGTAGCTGAACAGCTCGATGAAAGAGGGATAAGTGTAGGAAAGTTTATCCCAATAGTTGAGTTACCACTCCCTCCAAAACCTCCTGATATAGCAGAGAACAAGGAAGCACGTAAAACGTACCGTAGAGCTGCTGCAGAGGTCATGAACAACAATGCAGGTGCATTCAGACGTTCATGTAGAACAAGGATGACTATGGAGGCAGTTAGAAGGTTTAAAGGTAAAGAGTTCTTTATTCCGTGGTCTTTTGATTACAGAGGTAGAGCTTACCCTATACCTGCATTTCTAACTCCACAAGATACTGACTTTGGTAAATCACTCTTAGTCTTCTCTAATGAAGAGATAATGGGTGAAGATGCTGAGAAATGGTTAGCGTTCCAAGTAGCTACAACCTATGGTTTAGATAAAGAGACTTGGGATGTTAGACAAAGTTGGGTTAAAGCTAATGAATGTTTAATAACAAGAGTAGCTAAATTTCCTATTGAGTCTATGGCTGAATGGGAAGTAGCAGATGAGCCGTGGCAATTTTTAGCGGCGTGTGAGGAGTACCATGCGGTGGTAACTAAACAGTTAAGACGACACACACGACTACCAGTTGCCACGGACGCTACATGTAGTGGACTTCAGATCCTTGCTGGATTAGCAAGAGACCGCAAGACAGCACAACTCGTCAATGTATTGCCTTCTGATAAACCACAAGACGCATATAAGGTAGTAGCTGATACTGCTAAACCTCATATACCTGAATACTTGCATAATGTATGGAATAGATCCAAGGTCAAGAGAACCGTTATGACTATTCCATACAATGCAAAACCATTCTCTAATCGTTCCTACATCAGGGACGCATTGAAAGAAGATGGTATAGAGATAGAGAAGGATGACTTAACACTCACAGTCAAAGCTGTTAGAGATGCTATGAATGAGATAGTTCCTGGCCCTATGGCTGTTATGTCATGGATAGAAAAGGAAGTATCTAAACAATTTAAAGATAACCCTAACTTAATTTTAACATGGACTACACCTTCTGGATTTGTTGTCAACCAAAGGATTCAGAAGAAGAAAGTTGAAAAATTAGAGTTACAATTATTAGGTCGTTGTATACTAAGTGTAGCTACAGATGATCCTAATACTGCTGATAAGCTAAGACACAAGGCTGCTACTGCACCTAATCTTATTCACAGTCTGGATGCGACACTGTTACATTTCAGTGCGTTAAAGTTCTGTGGACCTATTGCACTAATTCATGATAGTGTATTATGTAGAGCTACAGACATGACTGCTCTATCTAGTATAGTAAGGGAGACCTACATGGAACTCTTTGCTAAACGAGATTACCTTACTGAGTTTGCTTCAGCTATTGGAGCAACTACCAAACCACCTATCATCGGAGATCTAGAACCCTCCGAAGTGATTGACTCCACTTATTTTTTCTGTTAATGTACACACACTCATTATTCGATTCCTTCTTTGCTCCAACTAGAGTTATTGTTGTCTCTGAAGAGAGGCTTAAACAAGCTGAGTTAGAAGCAAAAGAGAATCAACTCAAGGTCATTGATAACCGTATTGAAGAGTTGTCTAAGTATAGACTAGAAGTTCAAGACGAAATCAAAGCATTACAACCATCTGAGGCCACTAAGTAATGACACGAACAATCCACACCACTGACAAACCTGTAACACTTGAGGGATTCCAAGCTATACTAGCTCCTAGTAAGTTTGGGTATTCACTTTCGGCTATAGTAGATCAATCTACCATTGATAAATTAGAAGAAGAAAGAGCTTCTGTACTTAAATGGGCAGAATCTAAACTTAAGAATCCTAAGCGTTCAACACTTAAACCAGAACCATGGGAAGAAGTATCAGATGGTAAATATAAATTAAAGTTCTCTTGGAATGAAGAGAAAAGACCACCTGTAGTAGATACTGAAGGAGTACCAGTAACAGATGTTAAAACACCATTATACTCAGGGTCTACAGTTAAGCTTGGGTTTTATCAGAAACCTTATATCCTTAGAGATGGAGTTACCTATGGTAGTTCTCTTAAGCTTGTTGGTGTACAAGTTGTCTCAGTAAAAGGAGAAGCTGGTGTAGATACTGGAGATTTAGATGTAAATGAAGTAGCTGAGTTATTTGGAACTACATCTGGTTTTAAAACAGGTGATCCTAATGTAACACCAACTGCTACAAAAGAAGATGAAGAAGACTTCTAAATATAGATCAGGATTAGAAGAGCAGGTTGCAAAACTGCTTGATGGTCTTGGAGTTACTTATGAATATGAATCTACAAGAGTTCCTTATACTATACAACATCACTACAGCCCTGATTTTATTCTCCCTAATCACGTATTACTTGAAACTAAAGGGTATTGGGATGCAACCGATCGTCGTAAGATCAAAGCAGTCAAGAAGGACAACCCAGAATTAGATTTAAGGATGGTGTTCCAAAGTCCATTTAATAAAATCAGTAAGAAAAGTAAAACTACGTATGCTAAATGGTGTGAAAAACATGACATACCATGGACATCGTGGCAAGATATACCACTCGAATGGTTAATCTAATGAGAACATTCTGGAATATAAACCCAACACATTACATCAATGGTTATGCTGTTATTCCTGGGGAAGAAGAACCAGGGTTTAATGGAGAATGGATAGAGGGTGAATTTATCCCTATATATGATGAATTGATGTGGATTGATAAAGAACGTAAAAGATATTTTGCTACTCGCAATGGCTGATTTAACAAGTGATTTTGTAAGACATATACCCTGCTCAGAATGTGGATCATCAGATGCTAATTCTGTGTATTCTGATGGTCACACATACTGTTTTGTATGTCATACTAGAAAAGCAGGGAATAATGATGTTATTCACAGTCAAAGAATGTCTAAAGATGTAAAACTTACAGGTTCAGCCGAACGGCTGCAAAAACGTAATATATCTGAGAAGACTAATAAATTTTATAGAATATTTCGTGATGGTAACACCTTAAGATTTCCTTATTATACTAATGATGGTGTCTTAAAAGGTGTTAAGATCAAGAACAAACAAAAAGATTTTCGATATGAAGGAATTTCCACTGATACTTTATTCGGCCAGCATCTCTTCCCTACTACTGGTAAACGTGTTGTTATTACTGAAGGTGAATTAGATGCTGCTAGCTGTTATGAAGCTATGGGAGGTTGGCCTATGGTATCATTACCACATGGAGCCGCTTCTGCAAAGAAAGATGTACAAAAGCAAATACCTTTCTTTCAAGGGTATGATGAGATTGTATTATTCTTTGATAATGATGAGCCAGGACGTAAAGCAGCGGATGAAGTAGCTACAGTATTACCACCAGGTAAAGTAAAGATTGCAAGACTGGAATCTTATAAGGATGCATCAGACGCATTACAAGCTAATGATGCAGAAGCAATTAGAAAAGCTATATGGAATGCTAGCCCTTATAGACCTGATGGTATTATTGATGGGAAATCTTTATTAGAATTAGTAACCACACCAACTAAACCTTTTGAACATGATTACCCATTTGAAGGATTGCAAAATAAATTGTACGGTGTCCGATACGGAGAGCTTACGACGATTACTGCAGGATCTGGTCAGGGAAAATCCACATTCTGTAGGCAGCTTGCAACTCACTTTCTTCAGCAGGGGGTACGGACAGGCTACCTGGCACTTGAAGAGTCAAATAGACGAACCGCACTCGGATTAATGTCCACTGTAGTAGGTAAATCATTACACATTGGAGAACATGACCAAACAGAACTTGAAGAACATTTTCGTAATACCATTGCTAATTGGAATCTTTACCTTTTTGATGGCTTTGGTTCTTTTGATCCCGATATCATTTACAACAGGATCGAATATCTTGCCAGTGGATTGGAGTGTCGTATTGTATTCCTCGATCACTTAAGTATATTATTATCTGGTTTAGATGGTGATGAGAGACGTATGATAGATACCACTATGACAAAGTTAAGATCATTAGTAGAACGAACAGGTATTGCATTATTTTTAGTTAGCCATTTAAGACGTACACAACAAGACAAGAATCATGAAGAAGGAGCAAGAGTTACACTCGGACAACTCCGAGGAAGTGCTGCAATATCTCAACTTAGCGATTCGGTTATTGCACTCGAAAGAAATCAACAGGGTAATAGTGAACGAAGTGCTACGACTCTTAGAGTCCTTAAAAATAGATATTCTGGCGAGACAGGGGTAGCTTGTCAATTAGATTATGATTTATCCACATGCAGATTTACTGAAAATGAAATTACGCCCAAATTCAACCCGTCCACGGATTTTTGAAGGTAGTGAATATGAACATCCATGGTATAAATATGAGGTAACACATTTATTAAATAAACCCAACCCACCTAGTAAAGAAGCAATTGAAAAAGCCAAGTTCGTCGATAAAACATACCACTGGAGTGGGTCCAATAATCTTCGATCTGGAAACCAACGGACTACTAAATAATGCCACAAGATTACATTGTCTATCACTATACTGGGAAAAAGATCAAAGACAAGAAACCTTTAACGATGAAAGCTATGCTGAACCCGATAAAAGCTTACCAATGGGTTCGAACTACTCTATCATTGATGGTATTCACTGGCTCGAAACGGCTGAAGTTCTTATTGGCCACAACATCATCGGTTTTGATTTACCTGTTATTCAAAAGCTTTACCCTTGGTTTCGCACTGATGCTCTTATTATTGATACCCTTATTCTATCTCGCTTATATCATCCGAATCTTTTCGACATAGATCAGAAACATATATGGCCTCACATGCCATTACAATTATATGGAAGACATTCTTTAGAGGCTTATGGTTATAGGTTAGGAGAATATAAAGGTAACTTTGGTAAGACAACAGATTGGAAGGAGTGGTCACAAGAAATGGAAGATTATTGTATACAAGATGTTACGGTCACTCACAAATTATGGAAGCATTTCCACAAATACCTGAATGGGTCAAATTAGAACATCAGGTAGCAACATTATTAACACAACAAGAACTCCATGGATGGTATTTTAATGAAAGCTCTGCACGGCAACTTGAATCAACTCTCAGACGAGAGTATGAAGAAACTTGTCAATTACTACGCAACAGGTATCCTTACGTTGAAGGACCACTATTCACTCCTAAGCGAGATAATAGGACCAGAGGCTTGGTCGCAGGTGCTCCGAGTACCAGGTTAAAAGATTTTAATCCCAGCTCAAGGGATCATATATCATGGATATTACAAACACACTACAACTGGACACCGAGCTTACTAACTGCTTCAGGGAAGGCGGTTATAGACGAGACCGTATTGAAAGATATTGGAACGGATATTGCTCTCCAATTTCTGACACTACTGGATCTGACCAAAAAGCTTGGGATGATATCAGAAGGCGTGAACGCATGGCAGAAGCTTGTTACGACATCTAGCAGAATCCATCATCATTGTTCTACTGCAACCCAGACATTTAGGTGTGCACATCGTTCACCAAACTTAGCTCAAGTACCATCAGATGAAAGATTCAGGAAATTATTTACAGCGAGTCCAGGTTATGTATTGGTTGGTGCCGATCTTAGCGGTATTGAGTTACGGATGCTCTCGCATTACCTCGCCAGATACGATGGCGGACGCTATAAAGAAATACTGCTCAACGGAGATATACACCAAACAAATGCAGATAAGATCGGACTTACTAGACGGCAAATTAAAACCGTCACTTATGCCTTCCTCTACGGGGCTGGGGATATCAAGATAGGATATACTTATGACAAACAATTCACGGAAGATAAGGCGAGGAAGAAAGGTAGAGAAATTCGTAAAGCTTATATCGATGCCATACCAGGTCTTAAAGAACTTCTGGAGGCGGTACACAAGGCTAGTGAGAGGGGATATGTATGCGGATTGGATCACCGTCGCATCTTGTGTGACTCGCGGCACAAGTCCCTTAACTATTTATTACAAGGATCCGCAGCGATCATCGCAAAACGATGGATGGTTTTAACACATGAAGCTATACAAAAGATGTCTTTAAAATGTCATCAACTAGCTTTTGTTCATGATGAATTACAATTTGAATCGCAACCAGAACATGTAAATGATTTAAAATCTTTATTAGAATTAACAGCTCAAGAAGCTGGTGAATATTATAAAGTACGTATTCCTATTGCTGCTGAATCTAAATCAGGTGCTACATGGGCAGATGTACATTAACAATATATGAAATTATTAATTGATGCAGATTACATCGTCTACAAATCGTGTGCGGCGGCAGAAACTGAAATTGATTGGGGTGATGACACTATTCTTGTCACTAGCCAGTTTAGCGACGCATACGCTGCCACAAGTAGAGAACTTACCAGAATTAAAAACAAATTTGGGTCATTCTCTACTTTAATACTATTCTTTTCAGATAGTATAAACTTTAGAAAGAAAATTTTACCTGATTATAAAGGTCAT